AATTGATGCTGATTCTTTCCATACAACCGATGCTGATATAATCATTGGATTGGTTACCGATGCGTATAATGCGTATGTGGAGTGAGGATTCTGCTTATAGACCGTATATTTAGGTTGTGACATGTGTTGACTTCCTTTGATTTAGTGTACACTGTTTGTGCAATGCACTAGTTATTTAGCTGTAATTTAACTTATTATGGTTTACTTGACAAGTTTTGTCATAAATTAGTGTTATTTTTAATTTAAACATGGTTATAATACACATATTGGTATAACCACTCCAAAGAAGGAATATATTTAATGTCTGAACATGACGATGGTATCGCTGAAATAGAGCGAAAAATTGAAATGCACGACCAAGAAGAGATTAGTAAATTAACTAATTGGGCTAATCAGCCTAAGCTAGAAGATTTGAAACAAGACTATGATGCTTCTAAAGATTCACATTCTACTCATGTAGCTAATGTGACTCGTTGGTTAGACAATATGCATATGCGTGGTTCTGCAAAACTTAAAGCTAGGAAAGGACGTTCAGGCATTCAACCTAAGACTATTCGTAAACAAGCAGAGTGGCGATACCCTGCACTAAGCGAACCATTCTTATCTACTAGCGATATCTTTAATGCTGCTCCTATGACATTCGAAGACAAAGCATCTGCTGTACAGAATGGATTGGTTCTAAACTACCAGTTTAATAATGTATTAGATAAACAGAGATTCATAGATGATTATATCCATGCACTAGTTGACGAAGGTACAGCTATTATTCGTACCGGTTGGGAAAGTAAAGAACGTGAGATTACTGAAATGGCTCCTGTATATGAGCATGTAATCATTGAAGACCCTGCCCAAGCACAACGCTTCCAAGAAATAACTGCAATGCAAGAGAATGACCCATCTATGATAGATAATATCCCTGATGAGTTAATGGCGGCATTTGAACACTTCCAAGAAACAGGTCAAGTTAATATTGCACATGTTATTGGCACTAAAGAAGTTACCTATACAGAATCAGTTGTAGATAAACCTACTGCTGAGATATGTGAGTTTGAGAATACAATCATTGACCCTACCGCTAAAGGTGACATGGATAATGCTATGTTTGTTATTCGTAAGTACACTACATCATACGGTGAACTTAAAGGTGATAGTAAATACCAGAACCTAGATAAAGTTAATATTGTTAACAACGCTGCAGAAGATGCTGACACTGAATCAAGTGGCACTGCGGATATGTATAGCGATGATAGTGGTGGAGTTGGTTCATTCCAATTCGCTGATAAACCTCGTAAGAAAATTACTGCATTTGAGTATTGGGGTTACGCTGACATCCATGGTGAAGGTACATTAGAATTATTCACTGCTACATGGGTAGGTGATACACTTATTCATATGGAATCTGACCCAATGCCAGATGGTAAAATACCATTCGTATTAGTGCACTATCTACCTAACCGTGGATATAACTATGGTGAGCCTGATGGTGAGTTACTTGAAGAGAATCAGAAGGTAATCGGTGCTACTACTCGTGGTATGATTGATGTTATGGCTCGTGGTGCAAACGGTCAACAAGGTACACGTAAAGATGCTTTAGATGCTACCCAGTTAGCTAAGAAGAAACGTGGTGAAGATTATGAATACAATGGTAATGTAGACCCTGCACAAGCTTTCCACATGCACAAGTTTGATGAACTCCCACAGTCTGCTTCAGTAATGTTGCAGTATATGAGTAATGATGCTGAGAGTTTAACAGGCATTAAAGCTTTCACCTCGGGTATCACTGGTAATGCATTAGGTGATTCAGTTGGTGGTCAGAAGAATGCTATGGATGCATCTAGTAAACGTGAGATGGCTATACTTCGTAGAGCTGCTAAAGGTATTGTAGACATGGGCGTTAAAATCTGTGCTATGAATGCTGCGTGGTTAGGTGAGAAACAAGTAGTACGTATTACCAACTCTAAGTTTATACAAGTTAAACGTGAAGACCTTAAAGGTAACTTTGACTTATCACTCAGTATTAGTACTCCTGAAGCTGATGATGCCAAGGCTGCTGAGATAGCATTCATGTTACAGACATTAGGTAATACTGTTGATTGGTCTATTGTTAAAATGATGATGGTTGAGAATGCACGCTTACGTAAGATGCCTGAATTAGCACACAAGCTAGAAGCATATGAGCCTAAACCTGACCCATTACAAGTAGCAGAGCAAGAGTTAAAGATTGAATTACTCCGTGCTCAGATAGCTACTGAAACAGCTAAGTATCAGGAAATGGGAATCAAAGGGCAACATGAACAAGTCAAGATTGGTGAGACAATGAGTAAGACTCGTCTTAATGAAGCGAAAGCTGATGAAACCGATTTGAATGTACTAGAAGAAGAATCAGGTGTTAATCAAGAAAGATCCATTGAATTAGTGAAAGCACAATCAGCAGGTAATATAAACCATGAAGTTGTGAAGTCATTATTGGCTCCAAAGGATAAACCTGAAGCTAAGAAAAAACCGGCTAAATAATTAGCCAAAGCCTTGGGGTAGGGTATCTGCCCCCATTTATTATCTGCCCAACATAGCAGGACACAAGGAAAAATGTAATGTTTACTCAAGACGAAGAAGACTTTAACTACCAAGAAGAAATCAACGAGATTAAAATCTCTATGGATGATGCAGAACTAGCTGTCAAAGACGGTGAAGCTGTTGAACGATTGTTTAAAAATCGTGACTTCAAGCGTATATTCACGGAAGGTTATTTTAACAGTGAGGCACGTAGATTGGTATTTGCATTAGCTGAACCTGCATGTGCTTCCCCTGAAATTCAGGCTAAGATACAACAGGATATTAAATCAATTGGTTCGTTACGTCAGTTCCTAGAATTGATTACCAGTTCAGGCTTACGCATGGGTGAAGAGATTATTAAGTCTCGCACCGAAATCCTTAATTTAGAAGCTGCAGAACGTGCAGAAGAATCAGGTGAATACTAATGGCTATTGATATTTCTAAAATGACTGATGCTGAAATTGACGCATTGGATATCGACGCACTTACCGAAGAAGAACTTGGTGAAGAGACCACTGATGAAGGGGCTACAGATGACTTATCTACTGAAGACGATGAAGAAGACAAAGAAGGTGAACCGGACAGCGAAGAAGAAGAGGAAGGCTCAGAAGGTGCTGAATCGGGAGAGGAAGATTCAGAAGATGGTTCAGCAGAAGAAGACAAAGAAGCAGAATCAGATGGTAAACAATCGCCCGATGACAAAGGAGGAGATGAATCACCTGATGACGGAGCTGAAGACGCAGTAGATGAAGAAGCTCCTGAGAAGGATTCTAAGGACTCCAAAGATAAAAGTGATACATCGGTTGAGGATTCAGCTAAAATTGAAGCATATGACTCCTTAATGGGTAAATTTCGTGCCAATGGGGTTGACATTCAGGCTAAGTCCGTGGATGATGCACTTAATCTAATGAAGATGGGTGCTAACTATCATAAAAAGATGGTTGCTATTAAGCCTTACATGGCTACCGGTCGAACATTAGAAAAACATAACATAGATGAAGAAAGATTAAACTTCCTTATCGACTTGCATAACGGTGATGCTAAAGCTATCACAAAGCTAGTCAAGGATAGTAAGGTTGACCCTTTATCTATTGATGTGGAAACTGACACTAGCTATAAGTCTAAATCTTACAAGGTGAGTGATGAAGAAGTTAACTTAACCTCGGCTCTTGATGATGTTCAAGGTACGCCTACAGGTGATAGAACTATCGACATTATTAGCAATAAGTGGGACAAAGCAAGTGGGGATTTCATCGCAACTAAACCTGAAATTCTTACCATTATCAATGACCATGTGGCGGGCGGCTACTATGATAAAATAATGGAAGAAGTTGAACGCCAAAAGGTGTTCGGGAAGTTGGATGGACTTTCGAGTTATGAAGCATACCAAAAAGTAGGAAACGAGTTGTTTTCTCAAGAAGCCTCTGCCAAGGCTAAAGAGCAAGAAACAGTCGTAAAAACCAGACGTAAGGTAACTACAGATTCTAAAGTTAAAGCTAAAAAACGTGCTGCAAGCACAAAGAAAGCTGTTAGTAAGAGTGAAGATGAGACGTTCGACATAACTAAAATGTCAGATGATGATATCGAAGCTTTGGTTGCTAGCGGTAAATATGACTAATTTTAATTTTTAAATAAGAGAGAAAACTTATGCCTCGTAATTACGGTGACGGTTCGAATAGTTCCGTTGGTGCTCAGTTAAGAACTGAGTTGTACCAGAAAAAAGCAATGACAGAAGCTCGTAAAAAGCAGTTCTTCGGTCAATTAGCAGATACATTCCAAATGCCTAAGCATATGGGTAAGAATATTAAGCGCTATGTTTACTTGCCATTACTAGATGATGCCAACAACAACAGCGAAGGTATTGATGCCGCAGGTAACTCTGACATCTTAACACGCACTATTGAAGTGACTGCTCCTGAAGCGCATGCTGAAGGTACAAGTGGATGGCGTGGATTATCTAAGTACTTCACAGTAGAAGGTACAGACAATGGTACTACTAGATCGGAAGAG